TGCTATCTGATATTCCTAAGAACCTCATAACAATTCTATGAACTTTTTTAAATTTGGAAAATGTTTCAGCACTGTCAGTTAAGAAAATAAATGCATAGTCGTCTGAGTGTTCCATGTGATACAACTCACTTGTATCATCTGGATACAATCTTTTCCATATTTCTCTTGTGAGTTCAGAACAAGCAACTGCTTTACATGATGATAAGTAATTAAACATTCCCTGTAGAAAATTTTGTGTTGACTTAAAAACACTTTGTTTTAAGTGTTCAGACACCCCAGGTAAGTCAAAAAATACATTTTTTAGCAGTTCAGAGGGCACAAAAATATCTTTAGATCCCCATGCCATTAACGTTTCACTCAGTAGTGTGAGCAGTTCAGGAGAAAACAACTCAGAAAATCCTTGAGTGAACTTTAACAAACATTCCATAGTTTCTGCAGCTGACCATTTTGTACAATCCCCATTACAATAAAATATTTTTTTGTTTTTCCCTTTAGAATTTAATAGTGCTCGATCAAGAAGTCCTTGAATATTGTACATTTTTTTATCTCCTGATACTGAAATCATCTCTTCTTCCATAGAACTACAAATTATCTTAAAACATTGCTCTAGTACTCGTGCCATAGCTTTTGCACCATGATTTATAACATAGAATTCTCTTTTTGCACCATATTGGGCCTTAATGCATATATCTGTGGCAACTCTTGATTTATTTGAATTAATATTCCAAAGAGCTAATTCCAAGGTTGTTCTAATGTTTGTATGTTCCACAAAATCTTTTGTACTATCATGTACCTTGCATCTATTCGTACCTGACAATACTATTAGATTGTCATCTCTTTCTTTTCTTTTTGTGGTGATAGTAAAAAAATATGGATTTTCTTCATGCTGTTCTAGATTTTCCCAAAGTTCTCTAGTTTTCTTTCTCAACTTTCTTTTGTCCCCCTTAAATTGTGATGTAAAGATGTCATCATATTCTGTTATTTCTGCTTCACGTTCCCTTTCTGGGATTATTGATTTTGTGCTATTCATGTCCAAAATAGTATCATTACGTATTAGATTGATGATTTTCTGTTTTAATATAGTTTTATCAAATCTATTGCAAACAAGTTGTGCTGCAGTATTTGTTGCTAAACCCCAAAAACCTACTCCATTGTCTGTAATTAAGAAATTCTTTACTTCGTTGCTATCTTTTAAGATACCTTTTTTCCTGTTGTAAGGTAGGTCATCGTATAGCTGTTGATATTTAATGATAGTCTTGTAAGCTTTAACGTATTCATGGTATGGTGTTGATGGGTCTTTATTTGTATGAACATACAAAAACATATCATCTAATAAATCTTGTATGTTTCTAATTCTGACACCTGGATACAGTATTGAAGGTAAATTAATTTTCCCGCCAATGCTATGTTGGTCTCTGACTCCTGACTTAAATGATGCAGTTTTAAAGCTTACTCCAGTAGATAAGAATTCTGTCCTGAACTTTTCAAATTTGGGAATTGTTAACAAAAGATAACATTCAAAATCTGTTTGAATCGGTTTAGCATATTTGTCTATAACAAATTGGTTGCAATCCGCAAAATCACTAAACGCATCCATGTAAAGATATCGAATATCAGAAAGCATTTCAGCGAATAACTGTCGATGTGATATTGATACCAGATAGCGAATACAAAAAATGATTTTTGTTTCAGCGAAGACTTGGTCTAAAGGCAAGAGTGATGTACGACTTTCACTTAATCTTCTTTGAAATGAAGCAAATGATGTACTTAAAACTGAGTATATCTGATCTAAATGAAACCCTATCCTTTGGCTACTCAATCTTCTCCAATTCGTCATGTGAAATTTTGTTTTTTTATCACTTGATAGATATGAATTACAGAATCCATACAGTTGTTTTTCCGTATCACTTATGTCACCAAACTTAAATATTAAATAAGATCGAC